ATGCACAATCTCGCAGAACTACCAAAAGAAGATAAAGACAAAGTGAATGTCGATTTAGCCGCCTCCGGTGTCGCATATCGCGAAAGACTCGGCAAGCCAGTTATTGATATCGAAGTCGAAAATCAACAACCCGAGCACTTGCGCGAGTACTTTCGTGAGCGTTTAGTTTATTACCGAGAATTGAGTAAGCGTTTTCCGCAGGGGTATGAGTACAATAAAGAAGATTAAAAATTGCCGTTAACGTTAAATCCTTCCGCAGTAAAATCACCTTTCGTTGCGGAATTGAACAGCACGCTGTTTTTATCTGTGCGAGTCTCTGCTGTAATCAAAATGGCTTGCCCTGAGGTATTCTCCGTGTTCCGTATCTGATTAAAGTCAACCCGTACACCATCCGCAACCGCTGCATCAATAAGGATGGGGGTTTCTGTTGACCTATCATGAAGATTATTTCCGCTAATCATGACATTTTTCAGCGTGGGTTTTCCCAGCAAACGAACTGCATTGTAAGCCCCTGAGCCGTTCATTTGGCATCCCGAAATCTGGATATTTGATAATGAATGCGCGCCATGACATGATACCAGACCACCACGACCACTTTGCTTGTTGGCCTGTACAGACATGGTGAGTCCATCGACATTCCCAGTAAAAACCAACGTATCACCCGAAGACTTTTTGAATTGTCCGTCGATGTAGACCCCTGATACTCCACCTAACTCTATCTCTCCTTTTAACGAATTTCCGCTGGAGTTACCACTGATAACCACAGATAGAATACTTGACGTATACAAACCCTCCATTTTCACAAGTCGATTACTCGTCCAGTGATCTTCTAATGTATTGCCGAGAATAGAAACATCTTCAACCATTGATGACATCGCAGTTATCCAGATATCCGCTTTATCAGCAGCGGCAACATCGGTCGGATATGTGCCCAATTCGATATCATTTCCGACGATTTGCAGATTATAGATATCGGCGTTATCCAGGAAGATATTTCTTGTACAGTAGGTGATGATGTTACCCAGTACATTCAGTTGATGAATATCAGCGGTGTTATCGAAATACACCCCGTAATCATGGCACGCGTAGACATGATTGTTGGTGATAATCACATCACGGTTTAACCCGGAAAACTGAATACCGTGTTTTAAGTACATAAAGTCACAGTTTGTGATGCGCGGCTTAAATATGTTCGACAGTGCAACACCAACGCCACTCACCAAATCAGCGGAGTACGCCCGAATGCCGTCAACGTGAAAACCTCCTTCACTTCTTGCAATCGCACCATTTGTTGAGGGATTTGCAGTGCCGCCGCTCATTCCGCCTTTGATGGTGAATGCAGGAAAGTCCCCCGCCACGATAAACGTCGCTCGGTTTCCATACAACCCCTTAGCCGTAGAAGCATTCACTTTCAATGATTGGCTGATGAAATACTTCTTCGCTGGGTCAAAACTGATGGCTCCCGTCGCGAAATTCAACACTGCCTGAAGGGATTCGTAATCATCAGATACACCGTCACCGACACCCGCAGAAATATACCCTGCCCCCGCTCCCGATGCTGCACTCTGAACTAACTCTGCTGCTTGTGAAAACTTCCATCCGTACGTTTCATATGGGGTTACATGGTCGTTTTGTTCGATTTGACACCAATTCACACCACCTTCATTGCTGAGATACACTGTGATAAAGCGGTCGCTGTCAATCGTTTCAAATACATAGGAGTTAAGGGAATTATCATTGACGACAACGTGCATTAATCCAGGGAAATCACCACTTTCGCTCACGCTAGGATAGAATTTGGAAGTCCCAATGAAAAAGCGTGTTCCACCACTTCGACTGACAGCGTATTTTGTGTTAGGGAGGCAAGGAATAGTGATGGATACAACGTCTTTGTACGTGTCATCCTCAAGATCTCTAACAATACTAAGTGGTGTACTGTAATATCCTTCAACTGACTGACCGATATTAGGTGCATAACTGTAAATGTAGTTGCCATCAAACAAGTTTTTACCACGCGAAAACATGTCGGATACAATTGTATCGGCAAAAAGCACCGGAGCGCGAACGGGTTGACCGAAATTGACCGTATCAGATACAGAACGTTCCGTAACACCTTGCTTAAACTCACCTTCAACAATCGCAAATTCCGCATTCTGTCCTGTCCGAGTTAAGTTGGATGCAACCCACTGTTCCGAGTTTGATGTGGTGAAAGTGACATAAAGATATGTATTGCCATCTAAGCCTACAAATTTTTGCCGTGTTATACCGGCTGTCAGCCCATTCACTACAGTCGTCGCAACACTTCGACGACGTGGCGGCTCATCAAATAACGCAATACGGAATCGCGAGTATTCTTCGTCGAGCTGACGGGCAATGAAAGTGTAGGTTTTATTCGGCTGTAGACTGTTGACCCACAGAGTGACCCCATCCCCATACTGTTTATCTGAGAATACAGCCACTGACGAACCGTCATCATATTCCAGACCCAACGATTCCATCACCTCTGCCGAATGAGAAGAACCAACCAGCTCACACTCGCCCCCCATATTTTCGCGCACGACATCACTAATAATAAACTCCGTTCCTGTCGAAAAAGAAACATCATTGTTTATCTTGTACGGTGAATATGAAGGGGTCTCAGGCAGCAACTCAAACCCTGCATCACGCGAACTCGACATAATCACAGGTGCTCGTGAATCCGCATCGTATCGCTGATACAGCATCAGAAAACGGGCATCAGCCGCTGTAGTGTAGGGAATACATGTGTAGTTCTTACCCTGAAAAATAACCGAGTAAGCCTCTGGGGTGGCTTCTGATCCTCCATTATAGGTGTACCGTGATGGCTCCCTTTTCATCCCATCCACGGGGACATTAGGTAAATCAATCACACGAAAACGGTCATAAGCCCCTGTCAGCATCCCGATATAGAGCGTTTCTAGTGGTGATACAGCAATCAGCGCGGCGACCCCTGTTGCTAGCCCATTATCAATGTTGATGGTGACATTACTCTGCTGATTTGAGCCTGAAATCGAACAGTTTAAGAGTGTTTTAGCACTGCGTCCCTCGACATTGGTTAAAGACAAAATGTCAGGATTGCCCAGTGCGGTCGCGGCAGGTACAGCCTTACCATTAATTGACTGGTAATAGATGAATGACAGATCGCTCCCTACCCCCTGTGGCACACGAAAATATTTGCCTTCCGCTGTTGCAGCTAGCCCTGTCGCAATGTCGGGATACGTTCCTTCCACATCCACAACGGATTCAGCTTTAACAGCAGCATTTTCTGATCGGATAGCCGATGCTTGACTGTTCGAAGCGGATGACCTTGAAGCATCAGCGGCAGTTTCAGCGCGTCGAATATAATTTTCCGTATCGGCTTTAATCGCATCGGAAGTTTTCTTTGCTTCGTTGGCCTGCTCTAATGCCTTTACAGCAGCGTCAACGGTGGGTCCCGCAGACACGGCTGCTTCTTCTAGACCCTTGATTGTTAAATGACACTGTCCTTTTCTATCTATGTACGTTGTATTATCAGAATTAATAACTTCATCCATTTTCTCAGAGTTAAAGCCTAGATCACGAATATCTTTGCTAGGCACTGGATTGTTCGTTGGGATTGTTCCTGCCATTTTATACCTTCCAAATAAAAAGCCCTCACATGGATGGCCTTGTTGGTTAATGATTGCTGTTATGCGTTGTAGTCGGCTTTTGCGTCGAAATATTCTGTTGCGGTTATGGTGTAGCGCTCACCGCCTAGCGGACGTTTATCGGTTATCACCCATTTGATGTTTTCGAGTTCAACTGATGTTGCTATCACATACCGAGAAGGTGATTGCTTCTGATACCCATCATATAAATTGAGTTCGATATCTTCTGGTACACTTGCGATAAAGCCGAACTCAGTATCTTGCCTTGGCTCTGCTTTGAATTTCTGCGTTGTGTAGCCCATAGAATCAGTGAGATATACCCACATTTCCTCATCAAATTTAATTTTCTCACTGGTTGTGAATACCTCTCCGTTTTGCTCAGTGATGTAACCCGCTTGTTGGTTTGAGTCGTAAGTATCAGCTATCAGTACCATATCTGATGGGTACACATTCCCACCGTCTGCAAGCGTTGTTAAACTGATGCTTGTCCGTTGGTGAATGAGTCGGTTAGCTTCTAACAGCGCCCTATCCATTGCTTGGTAGCGATTCCTACAGCCTTGTAAAACTATCTTATTCGGCGTGCGTGATAGCCCTTCCGTAATGCCGTTTTCATCAACTCGAAAGCGGATATAGTCTTTCTTGTTGCGAACCGGCTCGACATATTCAAGCTCAATACCGTCATAACCGCTCGGCATCGACATGTCATACGATATCTTCATGTCGTTACCTGTGATGTTTGAACGGTTAAAAGTAGTCATCGGGAATTCGCTGGACTGCTCGCGAGAGAATGTAAGGACTGCATTGTCGAAATAAGCTGTTACCCTTGCTGAATTACAGATAGTTTCGATGCGCTGACCAAGGGAAATATCCTCATCGTCGAATGTGTAATCGAAATATCCCAATCTCTCATCAGGCAAGCTATCGTTAATTCGATATAGCCCGTCAATGTCGATATTCTTCTCACTTTCTCCTGCAGTAATTAGCCAAGTGTGCAATACGGCATCAGCAAAACTTCGCGATTGCCTGAGCGTGTAATCGACTTGCTTTGATACTCGGTCATACGAAATACACATGCGTGTGGCCAACAAGTTATATTTCCGCTCTCTCGCTCCTGTTGGCGCTTCCGTTGCTCTCACTGACACATTAACTATCGTGTCATTCTCAAAAACAACATTCTCACGAACTCGCACAATGTGAGCATTTTCGATTTTCATGATGCTCTGGTCACTGCTGTTATTGCGTCTAGTGAGTTGCACTGCGTAACGCCCGCGACCTGAGTTAAGCGTCACTTTGTCGGTTTTGTAATAAACTCGTGCACCATTGTTGGCACTTAGCGCAGTATTGAAGTTTTGACGAGTGCCGGCTATTTCCTCGTTATCGGTGTTTATCTTCCAGATTTCAACGGTTGCATTGCAGTTATCACCCCCGCCAAGTTGCGCCTGCAAGTGAATCCACATTTGGTCACCGTCAACAGGAGAAAAGAATGGGCCCACTGTTAAAAACTGGTTGTCATACAGAATGAATTTCGTTGTGTTCACGACCGCATTCGGTGGAAGTTGCGCTAAGTCAGTACCGGTTAAGTTGGTAAAGAAGAATTCATAATACTCAACAGGGTTAATCAACGAGCCATCGTCACTCTCTTTAGCATCAACTAACTGAGCATCGATTTTTACATCTTTAGTTACAGAGCCCTGCGGCGTGTCGTAGCTCACATTTACAGTCATTGAAATAGAGCGCGGCTTTGTAAGCTCATAGAAGTATTCAAACTCATCTTGCTTAACGATTTTTATCGCTGCTTCACCGCCCTTTATCTCACCAGACACAACCTCGTTTGCTGTTGCTGTTTGCTGCGGGATATCTTTACTTTCATTGGGGCCCGGCAATTCTTGTCCGTCGATGTCGGGGAATTCAAACCCTTCGTTAATCAGTGGGATAACTTCCTTGGGCTTGTATATCTTGTAACTTGCCCCCGCCATTGCCGTGAAATCAGATTCGGCAAATCGGATACTTTCCGTTTTATATTCGCCTATGCCGATGTTTAGCCACTCGGTAACGGTTTTTAGGTTGTTGTTGTACTCAAACATTGACTGCTGAATGAGGTCAGGGAACGCCCTTACTTGCCCGTGTATTTCTGGTCTTGCCTGATACGCTCGAGCAACGTTTGTTTGTCCTGTTAGCCTGTTGTTCGGGCTATCTTTAACATTCGACTCAGCCGCAGAAAATGACGGCGTTTTTGGTGCAAGAAACGAGAATACTTTCGTAACAAGATTAAACACTGGATTCAGGATATCGCCGATAACGCTTTTTGGCTGGTCGAACACTTGAATAAAGTGAGTCGGTGTTATCTCGAAATCTAACTCGTCATCTTCTTGCAACTCACGACCGTTAACGATAATCACCACATCGGTATGCAACTGCTGATGCACTAGAAAATCGCTATAAAAAAAAGAGCCGACTGTTAAATCGACTCTTTCTTTAGGTGTTCCCGCTATTCGTTGAATCTCAACTATCGGCATATTTCATAAACTCCAATTTCGTGAATTTCTTCTCAAGCACAATGAGCCTATCCATTCTTACAGCCCCGTTTTCGCCCCTGCTATGAAATGCATTGCCATCGATAATTAATCCAATATGCGCTGGCTGAGAGCCGCGATAACCAATGAATATCCCATCATCTACTGGATGCTCGGTACGTTGCCAGAATTCGACTTCATTCTCATAGCAGGTTACAAAATCATGGTCCGATTCGTAGCCAGCGTCATGATGAATTTCCGTACCTAGTACGTACCTAAAATACAAGACCACCAAGCCCCAACAATCACACGCTTCAAACGTACACGCCCGATTCTTCCACGGCTTACCTATCATCTTGTTTATGAATTCATTTCTCGTCATTAAACAGTCTCCAAGCCTGTGAATTCTTCCATCGTGTAAATGCGCCCAACGTTTTTATTTAGTGGGTTATTCATCGACAGCGTGACAGTGACCGACTCGGCATCAAGTGAGCAGTCTTTCACGTACAGTGACCATTCGCTTATTGGGTTATCTTTATCAGCAGAATCAAATAGCCTAAATGTTGCGATAATCGGCTTCATTCGAGTGTTTGACCGCCATAACTTGAGCTGCTGCTTAAAGTCCTGTGCGACTCGGCTAAACTTAACAGAAGCATCGATAATCGGCGTTTTGCTTTGCTGGCTTTCAGCGAGTTCAAAGTTACAAGGCTGATACTCAACACCGCCCAATACCTTAGGCTCTATCTGTAAGCTAACTAAATGAATGTTTCCGAATGAATCGTGGGAGAACTGGATAGTTTCGTAGAATATGCGCATGGGTCGTTGCGCTCGGTACTCTCTTAACTTCATTCTCCCCCCTTACATCGTGGTAAGCGCTCGGTGACGACGATATCGAGTAGGCCCCAATCTCTCGGAGGTATCTCAACAATTAAATCGCCAAACTCATCATCTTCATTAAACAGCTTGCGGCAAATAACCGAGCCCGTCCAAGTTACTATGCTGCCGTTTATTGATGTCTGAACTGGCAGGCCGCCAGTAAAGTGAAGTTCCTGCTCCTGCAATCCTGACCCGCCAATGTTCACCTTCATTCTGAACCATCGATTGCCATTGTCGAGGTAGTTAGGGCTGCGTAACCACTGCTGGAACGCCCTCTCTTGGTCAAGCGTGAAAATCCACTTTAGAGACCACACTACTTTAATGTCATCCGTTAGCTTCTGGAATATCGGCGCTCCAACTTGAGGCTGATCCGTTCGAAACCCAGTGTCAAACGTCATGTTCTTATCCGCTTTTTGTGGTAACGGGAACCATTCGGGGTAGTCGATTATTTCCATGGATAGCCTTTACAGTCTGGTAGTTGCTGTGGTGTTTTGAGTTATTGAACGGTGCATGGGTCCCTTTTCTTGCATATCAGTTAAGAATGCCTGAACTGTCAACGTGTCACCGTTTTGTGATGCCTGCGCCTCAAATTGATGCTTACCTGAGGAGTAGTCGTTGAACTCAATGTTCAAGGTGATTTCATTACCACTGCCCTGCATGTCCTTATTCGAAATAACTCGCCCATTGTCACCCGGTATCATGTATTGCTTACCTGAGCTTGCGCGATATATCTCAGGCTTTCCATGCTCGCCAACTCGGTACATTTCACCTGCATTTACTGGCCCACCGTTGTATCTCGCACCTGCAACAGCTAAGCCTTTTGCCATACCGACAGTTCCAGCGATAGCTGTGTTAGCCGCGGCAGCATTTGCGCCCAATGTTGCTAGTGATGACAATGCAGCAGCAGGAGCCCAAGCTGTAGCAACCAGTGCAGCTTGACCAGCGGAAGCAGCAGCGGCAGCGCTCCCCATGGTTTGACCAATAATGAAGTTCTTCAGCATCTCAACTCCAACTTGAACAAGCGAGTTAACGACACTGTTTAGCATGGTGTTACCCAGTGAGCGCATAGCATCAGCCGCCGACATAGTACCCGTCATTAATCCAGTAATAACGTTTGAGGCATTGCCAGCGAAGGAATCAACCGCTGAAGCCATCATTTCATAACTCAGTGACTGATTACGCATTAGTTCCCATTGTGCCGCTGTTTGCTGCTCCTGATATTGTTTATCCATTGCTGTGAGTAGCATGTGATATTGCATATCTGTAGCTTGCTTAGCTACTGTAAATTGCTCATGGGTAATTTGCTGCTTGGCGTATGAATCGCTGAGAAGCTTTTGCTCTTGGTCGTAATACTCTTTCATCATTGTGAGCTTACGCGCGTTTTCATTGGCTAACGCTTGGATAGGGTCAAACTTGGCGCGGTTTTCTGCCGTGATGTTTACTGATGCATCGACCTTAATATCAGTCATGCCTTGCTCGAATGCCTGAGTTGCCTCTCGGCCTAATCGCGTAAAAGTTTCTTTATCGATGAATCCTTCATCAAACATGCGGCGAATAGTTTTAGCTTCTTCTCCGAATTCACGGGCCAGCTTTAATTCTGGAGTAGCTTCTTGCGCTCTAGTAAAATCATTAACCTTTTGGGTCAGGTCGTATATTTCAGCAGCTTCCTTTGCTACAGCATCTTTCTGACCTTGAGTCGCTTTTTCACCAAGCTTCTGAACGGCTTCAAATACAGCCATTTCTTTATTTACATCACCAACACCAGAACTTAATAGGTCAAAGCGTTTTTGTAATGATGCTAGTTCAGTTTGTTGGCGCTTGATTTCTTCAGCCGCTTTATCCTTCTTGCCCCCACCGCTGCCTTTCTTACCTCTGTCCGATATCTGTTTTTGGAGATCTCTTTGCTCTCTTAGTCCAGAAATAAGTCGGTCAAGCATGCCATCGTCGCTAATGCCAGCCTTAGCCATTTGTACGGTCGCAAGATATTCAATTGCTGCGTCCTTACCTTCTTCCATCTCTATTTTTAAAGCTTGGACATTTTCCTCAATCCCCTGAAGCATTAATTCAAAGTCCATTGATTTATTAGCTTCTAATATATTTCGGAAGTTCAATACCTGTCGTTCTGCCTCTTCAGCACTAACTCCTGAATCTAGCAGTTGTTTTTCTAATAGCGATAGCTCTATTGCCATAGATGCAGCGGCCGGAGAACCTAACTCAATCGTTTTTGCTAGCAACGCATTTGAACTTACCGCACCTTTAGCGACACTGTTAAATACTTCAAGGGCTGCTGATCTTTCATTATCTACATTGGTGTTTTCTTTTGTTGCTTTTTCTGCCCTTTTTAGCTCGCCATTCATTCTTATTTGGGCTTCCATGGCGCTATTTAGGTTTGTCTCAAGCTTTCTTAGTATTGCCTGACCTGCCTCAACAGCTCCTTTCATTTCAGGTGCAGAGCTAGAGCTAGCTAAATCAAGCATCCTTTTTGTTTCTGCTATTTGATCTTTAAGTTTGCTTATTTCTTGATTATTTTTAACGAGCCTAGCCTGTAACTCTGATGCGACAACTTCAGCCTGCCTAGAGGTGAGAGTATCAAGCTTCTTAATCATCTCATCTATTTTAGCGTTGTACTCTTTTACTGCTGAATCATTGGTCATTGCGTCATAAAGAGCATATACACCTGCTGCGGCTAACAATAACAAGCCAGTAGGCCCACCCAGTAAAGCCATTACTCCATTAAGACCGTTCATAGCTATAGACTGAGCTTGCGTTGCTGCGGTTGCCTTTGCCGTAGCTGCTGCAACAGCTTCATTCGTTGTGGTTAATGTTGCTTTTGCCTTTTGCTCTAATGCGGTAGCTGCTGTAACTTTTGCACTTGCAGCTATTTCAGCCTCCTTCGCTTTTTGTAAGGCTAATGAAGCTGCTGCTTGTTCTTTATCGATTTGATTTCCGATGGCTTGCATTTTCTTTTCTGTGGCCATCATTTTGTTTCTTGCAGTAACCACGGCTTGATAGTTTTCTGCTTTAGGTGCTATCTGGTATGTTGCCTCGGCGTCTTTTAATAATTCTCTTTGAATTTTAACTTGTTGCTGTAACTGTCCATATTGTTTTTCCAATGAAACAGTTAAGCTATCTGCTGCTGCTACTTTTTCTTTAGCTGCTTCAATTGCCGATTGTGCTGCCGCCTTTTCTTCTTTGGCATTTAATACCATTTGTGCCGCTGATGCCTGATAGGTTTCAGCTTGTTTCTTATTGGCTTCAGCATTTGCTAACTCGGCCTGAGTTGCCTCTATCGCGGCTTTAGTGTGATTGATTAATGATGCCGTAGCACTACCTACATTACCAACGTACCCAGCACCTAATTGACTAGATACAGTACTCAGCACTCCTGTAAATCTATTATGCGACTGCATGGCCTTATCAGTTGCCGCTGAGTTAGCCCCTATCTTTCCAGACAATTGAGCCATGTCACGAGATAGCTTATTTATTTCTGGCATCTTCATAGCTGTAGCCACTTGAGATGCTGTTTTATCTAGTCTATTTAAGGAGTCGGTGGCTTTATCTGTACTTTTCTCTACGTTGTCCATTACTTTGTTAACTTGCTTCTCACCGACAAGTAACTCTTTAATATCCATGCTTACATCGTAGTGGATACCACCTGCTGATTGGCTTTCTGACATAATTATTTTCCTCTAGAAAAAAGAAAGCCCCGTCAATTTGACAGGGCCTATGCATAAAATCTTTTGCTTACCGCTTGAGAATTTCTCTTATTTTTTCGTGATTCGTCTTGTCCACTTTGCCATCGCGCCTAACGCCGTTCTGCTCTGCAAGTTCTTCTAGGTAATTACTTTCTTCATCCGAGTTAAGTAAGTATCTTAATTTGCTGCCGTTCCTATCTATTGCTTCAACTATATAACCACATCCAATAAGAATAACTCCCATTAAAGCAACAATAGCAGCCAAAGAAATGTACATTGAACTTTCAATGGGGCTAAATCTATCAAAGTATCCACCTCCTGTAGTGGCTTTAACATAAATTCCCAATATAATACTTACTGCTAAAATAAAAATTCCAATGATTCTTAAACCCATACCACCCTCACCTCAGTTTTTTATCAGTCTAGTTTCTTAGTGCCGCAATTGGGAGCAAATTATTGCTTTCTGCACTCGGCCCATTGCTCAGTTACTTGTTTATCACCATCCGAAACTGCAAATTCATTTCTTGTATCAGCCATCACATAAGCCATTTTACCTTTAGTTTCAATATATAGGTTACCATTTTTCTTTTTCATTTCAGGGCTTTTTATTGTTGTTTTATCAGGCCTGTTAGCTTTAAAGATATCCCCATTAACCTCTACATTAGCAAGCGAGAAGTCTTTCATTTCTCCCATGACACCATTCTTTATTGAAGCTTTAGCATATGTGCATCTGTATTTGACTGAGTCAGATGATGAAGCTACAGCTGCTGTTGTTGAAGCTCCAGCTATGGCTAAAGAAGATGCCTTTGAAGCATTACTTTTATACTTATCAGAGTCATTGCTAGAACTGCTATATAGGTTTGATGAGCTTGATGTGTTACTAGGCTTGTATTTACTTGAGCTTGATGAATATCCCGTTCCTATACGGCAAGTCTTATTAGCTGATATACAGCTATTACCGCAAGGTATTCCTTTTTTGCAGTTTTTAGCCGAAGCAGGAAAAGAAAAAGATAAACTCAAAATTGCTACTGATACTGATGTGAAAATTATATTTCTAACACGCCCCATACCATCACCATAAATTTAACTTAAGATTTATTGATGTTATCAGGGAAACGAAAAAAACCTCAATCAAGAGGCGTAATGTGTGATCTGGATTACAAGCCCATCCTTGGGCTATGTGGGTCTAGAATAACTTAGCTAAGTTAACATCATGAACAGCTTTCCAAGCTTCGGCAGGCCATGATTTTACTGACCCGTACCTGTCGTCATGCACTTCCATTGGCGTGACATTATTTTCTAAGCACCATTTACGCAATGGATGCCATTTAAATTTCTTATCTAGCTTCTTCTCTACAGATAAAACAGTGGCATGTTTTTTACTTTCGCCAATCTTAGCTGCTAAAGCGTTCTTTTCACGCACTGCCTTTGATGCCGTAGCCATTGCTGTAGCTTCACGTTTATGTCCAATCCATGCCTTTGTTTCTACTGCATGGTCACGCTCAGCCGCAATTACCGCTTTCTCTTTCTCTGATTGAAGTAAACTTTCCAACGCCTCAATGTAGTTAACAGGCAAGCCAGAATTTTTACGTGATGTAAAATAGGTTTCTTCCAGTAGTTCGAAGTAATCCCAAGCTTGGTCTGTCTCCAGCATTTTAGCGTGACGTGATGCCCCTCGCTCAGTCCATAAGTAGGCATGTCTTGTGAATTTATTAACTAACCCACAATTTGTGGGGTAGCTCTTAAACTTCTGTAATTCATCGCCTTCCAACTTGAAATAATGCTTGCCCTCAATGAAGCGTTCCTGATTACGTGTAAAATTCATCTGAATACTTTTAGCATCCGCGCCATAACCAATAGCCAGTGATTCTGTAGTGATCACCTTTTGTTGACGGTAGTAGATCTCAGGAACTGTAAAACGACTTTGCGTGACAACCGAATTATTATTTGCTAATCTAATTTCACTCATGAAAACTTTTCCTTCTGGTTTAGTTTGGGATTGGCCAATAGTTGCAGCTATTGGCTTTTCTGTTTTAGAACAGTCTTGGTACTTCTCCATTTGATAATCGTCCATTCAATTCTCGTTTTAAAATCATCGTAAACGCATATCCATCTTGAAATCTATCCACTAAATTACCAGCTAAAGGTGATTCCATCTTTCTCAGCATCGGATAAATACTCTCTTTCCATGCTTTGTAGAAAACATCATAATGTTTAGCTAAAGCATTAATGTTATGCGCGTCCTTTTCTCTTTGTGTTACTGGTTTAACTAATTCAACCTTTTCAACCTCCTTATCTAGAATATCCAACACCCATTTTCTAAATAGTTTTGCTACTGATGTTCTTGCAAACATTGCGATTAGATGCGCACCACGTAAAGAGAAAACCCTTTGTTTTTTCTTATAATTTCCTGAGGTCACTGAATCAATGACCTGAGTCATTTGTGGTGAAAACTCGTCAGCATTCGAATTGTATAAATTGGTAATTGATTTCTGGCTTTTATATCCAAGTGCTTTTGCTAAATCGCTTGATGACAACCAGACAGAACCACCAATATTAACTACAGCCATTGATACGCTCTGGAAAGTCAATTCGTTTTTCGCTACAATGTTCATGTCATTTATTCCTGTCGAATGGTTTATTTGGCAACTGGCCTCAATTGTTCGCGCAATTGGGGCTTTTCTTTTCTATTAGTCCGTATGCTTTTCTTAACTGATAAATCACTTCTGTATTAAATTTCCTGCACTCTAATTCGCCATTACTCTCTATTGCCTGACAAATGTCCTCTGGAAACCTAATTTTCTTTTGATACATATCTTTTGCTTTCTGCATTATTTCATCCTTAAATCATTAAATGCCTCAATGTGGGGCAAATTCATTGTCACACCGTGCGTCATTGAAGTCAACCCCACAGTGGGGCATAATTTTGTAATCATTTTCATTACGAACACTGGAATTCATCATGAGCAGAGAAGACCCACAATTACGCATTAGGCTACCAATTGAATTAAAAGAAAAAATAGAAGTCGCTGCTAAAGAAAATACTCGTTCAATGAATGCAGAAATAGTGCAAAGGCTGGAGATGAGCTTTCTTAATGAAGTAAGTGCTGATGACTTAATTCCAGCTAAAGATGTTGTTCAGATAGCTAAAAAAGCAAGAGAAGAGCTATCTGGAGTTATTCTGAAAAGAACATTTGCAGAGATAAATAAAAAGGCACGCATTGGACACACAGAGTTTTGTATATCTCTTAGTGACTTGGAGCTAGAAATCCTTGATGAAGATGATTTTTTCGCCATTCTCAACCCAACATTTGAACAGCTCAATAAATTAGGATATGAGGTATCTGAAAGAACCATCGACAATAATGGCTTTCTGATTGGCATATCAGATAAAACCGCTAAATAAACCGATAAATAAGGATGTTTAATGACAAATTATATTACTCCTAAATTTCATTCTAGGGCATTTACTTGTCCTCATTGTGGCATCGCATCTAACATGCCATGGTCTAATCACCAGACGCAATTACACAATGAAGATAATTTATATCTTTATACTGCACGCTGCGACTCCTGCCGTAACTCTTCCATTTGGGCAGCAGATAACCAAGATTATAACAGCATACAAAATAAAATGGTCTATCCAGATTCAACAGGTATCGCAAAGCCATCAGAGGATATGCCAGAAGGTGTTAAAAAAGATTATCTAGAGGCTGCGAGTATATATCAAAAATCACCTCGAGGAGCTGTTGCACTGCTTAGATTGAGTCTACAAAAACTTTGTATTCACCTTGGGGGCAAAGGTGAAAATATCAATAATGACTTAGCGGCATTAGCAAAAGATGAGATTGTGTCTAAAAAATTGATTAAATCAGCAGACATAATCCGTATTGTTGGAAATAATGCCGTTCACCCTGGCACCATCAGCGATGATGATTTTGATGATGTCTCGTTTAAATTATTCAAACTTATCAATATGATTGTGCAGCAAGGTATAACCGAACCTAGAGAAGTTGATGAAACTTTCAGCACCATGCCAGAAAATGCTCGCAAGGCAGCAGAGGATAGAGATAAACATATCAAATAACCACCCAGCCCAAGGACGGGCTAGATCACAAATCCAGCATGGCGCTATTTCTTGTACTCTTTCAGAATAGCGCCAGACTCAGTTAAAACCCTAAAAATCACATGCTCATCAAGAGTCATGAAATCCTTACTTATTTTTCCATCCTCTCTAATCAGCTCAACTAAAATACACTCCCCAACTTCCCTTTCATTTTCTAAGCCACATTTAAACCCATCGCTATGCGTGGCTCGGTTGATCCGAATAAAGTCCTCTTTTGCACCATATTTACCACGAGCAGAATCACCTTTATAGATTACTTGTAAATACATACCCTACCTCGCATTATTCGCTTTTGCTTGTGCAATTCGACGTTTTTTACGCTCGAAATAATCATCAACAGCGGTGTCATATTCTTCTTTGGTGAAGCCTTTTTCCTCTGGATACTTAGCTTTGAGCATCATCAGAAACTCTGACATTGTGAGCTTTTCAGCTTCATCGCGATTCATTTCAAAGTGGACACGGGATGCATTGATATATTCGACAGCATTAAATGAATCAGTGAACTCTTTATCACCTTCATTGCGTTGCAGCTTCCTGATTTTCACCTTGCCAATTACGCCATGTATCATTAACTCTCTAGCTAGCACGATAATGTCAGATATTGGCATTTTACCCATACGGTATGTTGTACCATTTTTACCCGCACGCCATTGGCCTATTAGCTCGTCGCAGTCCTTATTGCAACAGGCTTGCATCACAATCATTGCTGATGATAGCAATTTGCGAGACGTGCTTTTTTTAAAATATTTCAACAGCCAATTGCTATTTGAACCACCGTTAAGCGAATATGCCGCCAATAATGAAATGGCCTCACTAACGACAGAACCAGATAAGACAGTGAAGGTGTCAACTATTTCTGATGGGCTACCGATATTCGTCATTGCATTAAATGACGGGCTAAAAATGTACTCGTTATTAGGTGTTTGAACAGCGAACTCGCCATATTCTATTTTCGGTGTCATAAGATACTCCTAGTATTATCAAGGGCACTCGTAAGCACCCTTTGTAATATTACGGAGCCGTTACGGTCACTTCTGACGTATCAGTCAAGCCGCCATCAGCGGTAGTTGCCGTGATGGTAACTTTTCCAGCAGCAACACCAGTAACTAGGCCATTTGGTGTAACAGTTGCCTTACCTGCATCAGAGCTTTTCCACACAATCGCTTTATTAGTTGCGTTGCTAGGCGTCACTGTTGCCGATAATTGCGTTGTCTTTCCTGCTTCAACTGATGCAGTTTTAGGAGTCACCGCAACATTCGTCACAGGGATAGCGTTGTCATCTTCGATAACTTGGAAAGTAGTACCATCGGCCAGTTTTAACTCTAAGCTGTAAGTTACAATTTCTTTCACCCCGCCACCGTCACTTAGCCCAGTAACGTTCATGTAGCCAATGTGATAGTAATCACCCCAGTGCAAACGCATCCACACTGTAGGCTGACGACGAGCCTTAATCTCATCAACAACGTATTTAATAAATTGCTGAATACCAAACTCATCAGAACGGTCATGAAGACGTACCTCACCTTCAATCGAGTAAGTCGGGTCAAGGTTTGAAATCATAGTGGAAGAAATACCGCCATTATCAGCATCAGAAACCAGCGTTTCGGGCGCCAAATCCCACGTTACCGATGTTGGCAGGCCATTTAGTTTTAACTCTTCGTCAGTCGGGAACTGGTCAGGACAACCATATGCCAACTCGACAGTTTTCAATCGCCCAGTCATGATGTCTGAGCTAGTAGTACAACCTTGCATGTTGCCTCTCTTATAAATAAAAAAGGCCGCACATTGGCGACCTAGTTTGAGATTTGTTTGTTTATGATAAGCAGCGGAATGAGAGTCTGAATATCGTTCGGTTTTCTGTGGTTACAATTCCTGATGGCAACCCACCCATATTAAAAACTGAGTTTAGATTACAGTCGCTAGGATTTGCCGCGACATATTTGAGTATTTCATCAGCACGAGTTAATGCGGGGATTGGGTCATCTTGTGCAGACACGAGAATAACATCGACATAATCATCTGCACTTAACTCACCAAGTCGACCAGTGCCACTGGAGGGACGGATAACAATGTATTGTTGAATCTTGCTATCTGGTCTCTCCTTCCATTCAAGCCTTTGAACAATGAAATCAGAAGTCAGGTTTCCGCGTTCCAAGTAATCGAGAAAGTTGTCAATAATCATCGTCTCATCTCCCGTTTAATTGCTTCGTCGATTTCCTGCTTTGCCTCTTCAAATCCTGCTTGTAGAAATTTAGGCTTGGCGTTAGGGTCCCAATAATTACCTTTACCAGTACCTCCACCAAAAGAAACACCATCACGAGTTTTACCAAAGTCCTCTCGTGGTTGACCTTTGAGCTTACCTGATGCATTGTGAACGTAGACGGCATAATTAGCTGTATAGCCAACTCGACCAGTTATCATGACACCATTAACCCTTACATCACGATACTGTGAGTTAATTAGTGTAGATGTATCGATAGGCGTATACCTTGCCGCATGTGAAGCGCCAACAATTAACCCAGACGTTACAGCCCTTACCGCCCTTCGATTGACGTCATCAACAAATGCGCGAGTATTGCGTCGACATTCACTGATACCGCGAACACGTTTAGCCATATCACGTCCTTATCTCATAGTCTGGCTCTTCACCGAAAAAGCTCATATCATCTTCTTTAACTGTGATGATAATGTCAGCTCCTGCGACTCTCTGGTCAGATTGAGAAGTGGTGTCGCCTTTGGCAATGTAGAAGCCGCGCTCTGGCCTTTGCACATCTACACCATTACGTTTTAACTCAGTGTAAAAAACGTTATTGGTGACAAACTCTTTCCCCATATCGTCTTTCACAACTTCATTGCTAGATTGCCATGTACAGTCAATGAGATATGGAGTGCCATAGGTGATTGTGTCATCCCATTTACCACCGCCACGAATGACAGGGTAGATTGTTGCGAGTGCGGTATATGACCAGTTAGCAGTAGCGCTCATCGGACACCTCCGCACATACAACCACCTTTAGCTATCCACAGTCCAGCATGAGCCGCTTGAGTCGGGTCAGATGGAATTAGCCCATTAGCGCACCCGTACTTATCCAAGCCACGTAGAAGCGATGTGGCGGCTTTCCATCTATCACTAAAGGATTGATACCGAAATGACCGTGACGCACCGTTAGGTGCTGACTGTGAGCTGATATACTTATCACCCTGACCAAGTGCCATGAGCGCAAACAAATACATCTGAATCAATAGTGCGGTTGCCGCTGGATAATGATTATCAAGGCACTCCTGAATACTGCCGACCTGCTCAATCAACGCGTCGAGAATAAAATCAGGTAACTCTATCCCCTGCCCCGTCAGGTATTCTTTGGCTTGCTCTTTTGTGATCATGATTACCTCACAAAGCAAAGCCCCCTTTCGAGGGCATAAAAAAACCGCTTTCGCGGCTATTCTTCTGGAAGCAGAGCAATTAGCTCATCGACCTTGGCTTTCTCGTCAAACTCAATGCCTAACTCGGTGAGCTTTTCGATTACCTCTTTCTTGGTTGGCTTTTTAGTCTGCTCAACTGATGGTGTTAATGCCGCAGCGGATTCACCTGACAGCAAGCGCACATTTGGCTTTAACACTGGATGTAATTTTTCAAGCTCAACCACTTGCCCGACGGTTACACCGAACCAAGGGATAATAACTTCATACTTGGCCATTCTAACTCTCCTTAGCTCAGGTCGCCGCCGTAAATAACACCAGATAAACGCTCATCATCACGCTTAATTTGCATACCCTGTGCTGTCATAAGCATGAAATTAAAGTTTGATGTCGGCAGTTGACGCATAAGAGGGATAATGCTTGTTGGCATCCCGACGAGAGGCGAAATAACATCTTTTCTGCGTTCATAGGCAATAAACTCATTACCTTTAAGCGCAAATGAACGGCGAATTTCTTTGACTGGGATGTATGCCATAATCTCACCAAGGACAGTACCGTTAACGATTGTGTTGCCACCTCCGAATGAAACCATATTAGGCTTATTCAGGTTTGACCAAACTTCATCACTAACCCACATAATGTCATAGGTAGACACTTTGTTTGCTGATGCTTGCTTACCAAAAGCACCGCTAGCACTAAAGAACTCAATTAATTGTTCTTTTGTTGCCGTGCGTAAGTCGATAGCACCGCCACTAGGTGACGCTGTTTTTAAATCAATTTTAACAGTGTTCCTGTGGTTTCGAATACCCTGCATTTTCTTGCCATCAACAGAGATTGCAGCATCACCATCCAGCGCAGAGCTGACCAGTCGCTTGTTATGCTTGCGCTGTTTAGCCATATGAGAATCTAAAACCAAATCCAAACCTACAGTTTTAAGACCTTCGTTGTGACGCCAGTTAACGCCAAAGCCTGATGTATAAATAGGAATTGGGTCACCGTCTGAATCGTAGCTAGTATGGTCGAAAGAGAACGGTGCTTGGCCATCAATACTGACAGCGACATCGTCAGCAATATCACCAACCATATTGTACATTTTTAGAGTTTTACCAATTGGTAAGACAGTTTGTACGCTCATTAGGTCATCTAAGATTTCCATTCCATCTGTTTGATTGCGTAACTGAATAACTTGGTTATCTAATTCAGCCCAAAATGTTGTTGAAAACCCGCCTAGCTGATTAGCAGCCATGAACGCTTGGTTTGCCACTAACATTTCATTAGTCATGAATCGTTGGTTTACTTGCACCATTTGGTTTTGCTGTGCATTGTGCATGTTTCGAATTGCCCAAACATGATTCCAATGATCTCGAATATGACTGTTAGTTGCTAAAGTTTCAGCATTAAAATACATAGTTTTTCCTTTTAATTATGCAGCGGCAACAGTGCCAACACGGAAGCGAACTCGAATGAAATCCGCGCTAGACAGAGTTACTTCATCTTGGCTGTAGCCAATAACCGAGTCGGTATCAGCAGTTGCCAAAGCACCTTGACCATCCGCGCCAAATTTAATCGGTGAGTCTTTTTTGTAAGTACCAGCAGGAACCAATAAAGCGAGCTCTCGACCTTCTTCCACATATTCACCGACAGCAGAGTCACCAGCTGGAATAGCATCACGAATTGTCAGCCCTTGGTGATATGCAGGATTGGTGATGTAGATGCGACCTGTTAATGCTGTAGCTTGCGCAAACTCATCATTTGCATCAATAACTACGAAAGTACCGGGCAACACATTCGCCTTTGCTGCGCGAGTTTCTGTGATTGATTTGCCGTCAAGATTTACACGGCGGTAACGACTAGTAGCCATTATTGAGCTCCTTTAAAGTATTCCGCTGGGTTTGGTGCGCCAACTTGCTCCTGCTGTGCGCCTGAGTTGCCAGCTAATGATGCTGCTTCACCGAGTTGCTTATGCATATCGATTAACGCTTGGCCTTGCAGTGAATTTGCAACCACTTCACCATATTTAGCCGCTACCTCTTTACGCATTTCTGTTTCTTCAGCGCGTTGGTTAGCGGTTAGTGATTCTTCTAACTTCTGATGGTTAACTTGAAGCGCATCAACCTTTTCATTGATTGGCTTTAATTGCTCTGCAAAGTTTGCCGCTAATGCCTGTGTGATGTCGCCTACTAAGTCTTTCTTTTCTTCTTGAGTTAAAGGCATGTCGCCCTCCGTGCTATTGTTGATTGCAGGGCTTTCCTGCGGTTTACTGAATACCGATTTAAGTTTGTTTGTTACCACTTTTACCCATGACTCTTGGCGCTCTACTTCTTCGCCTTGAATATCAAATGTGATAACGCCGTTTTCGTTAGTGTAGGAATGCAATTTAGCCGTGCCGTTATCTACCATGATGACTGCGTGTGTATCAGTGAAATCAGATACCCATACATATTCGTCACCAGTAGCAAACTGCTTGCGAGCTGCCATTGTTAACTTGTGCTCTTTCTCGCGATAGGTTTCGCCAGTAAGTGCACCGTTGTTGATTTGCATTTCGGTTGCTTGGTCAGCGTTGACCATCATCCCAACGCCTTGAGTCGGTGTTGCTGCGCCAGATTCATGAAGTAAGATTGCGTCATGGTCCATGCTGTGGATTTTTGCAATCCAGTTATAACCTTGTGCCTTCTGCTCTTCGTTGGCTTCAAGTTGCTCCAAGAAAACAGCCACACTGGTATGAATTGGCTCTGAGCTTTCGCCGCTTTCTAACGCTTCCACTCTTGCCAAAACTTCGCGGCCACCTTCAGATTCTTTTGCCTTGTTTACATCAATCCACTTTTCGACATAGATTCGATTGCCAACTTTCGCAACATTACGATTCCATGCGCCTACATGCCCCTGATTGATACCCTCAGCGGATAATGCTGATACGAACTCACCATTTACCGTTGGGTGACCAAGTGGTGCGAGAGTGCCTTCTAGGCCTCTGTAATGAGCATCGATTTCTGTGCTTGGATATAAGCCGCCATTCATAATGACGTTTGCTGGCAGTGTGTAACTCGGGATGATGATGTGCTCACGACCGTTATAAGTTTCACGCCTGATTGATGCGCTATTAACCTTGGTCGTGACGTTTACTTGAATCGGCATCGTTATTCCTCCGCCCATTGGTAACCACGTTCTTTCATGGCTTCTTTTTCCTCTTTCAGTTTATTGAGTAACGTATCGTTATACGGCCTACCTTCTTTGTCGGTCAGAATGGTCACTGTCGAACACTTGCAGTTGATTGAGTTACCATCTCTAGCCCACCAATCACGCTGTTCATCAGTGGTAAATATCTTCCCGTGACGTGATGCATGATTAAGTCGGGTTGTTGGGCTCAGTGCTGATATGTGGACCTGCCGAGTTTCAAGGTTGAGAACTTCACTAGCCTCATCAGCCTCATCCATTCTTGCCCTACGTAGTGCTGTGGTAATTTCCGTTCTAGCTACTCGATTAGCTCGACGGATTTCGATACCTGATTGCTCATTCAGATTTCTAGCTACCTCACGAGGATTTAACCCTCTCGCTATGCCATCGGTAAGAATGCGCGCCATATCTGCTTTGACTTGTGCTGATAGCCCTTTCATTTCCTCAAATACGCGTGCGCGCACTAATGCCATCCGTAGTTGATAAGGCTCACTGAGTAATATTGTTGCCACGCTTTGTTGTGTTGCGGCATATGCTGTCGACTGCTGCGCTAGGTTTGCATATTCCTGCGCTGTTCCTCGCTCATATGCTGTACTGACGTACTCATTGAAAAAGAAGTTATTGAATTCACCACCCTGCAATAACACCTCATCGACCATGAGCTCACCGTCTCTCAAGATGATTGAAAGATAGTTAGGGTCTAGGTCAAATTGGTATTTTTTATTAACTACGGGCTCGGATGGAATTCTATTGAGTAGCTGTATGTAGCCTTGTGATACTTTTTTAATGCGCTTTGCAAAGGCTTTCATTGCTCCGCGCTCTAATTTATCAACCGCTGTCGGATCGGCTTTCGTTCCTGCTCTTATCGCGGTTCGTATCTTCTGGATTTTCATCGAGTTCACCTAGCGGGTCGCTACCATCATTCTCATACCCTGCTGCCGTTCTAATCTCTTCAACGGTGAATACAGGCTCGCCAATTGCTAGTGATGCTTGATTTATACGGCTCATCTTCTCAGCACTATCAAGCTTCTCAGTAGCCGATTGCTCGTTCAGGTCATCCCAAATAACCGTTTTCTCAGCAATAGGATCTAGTACTTTGATTCGTGTTAAGTGGTCAATAAAGTCCTCTATTTCGAATGAAAGCTCACTCTCCCTGCGAGACTGACAGCGTGAATTGAAATATTTCTGGTCTTCGGTGCTTGCTCTTTCACCTGTTTGCATGCCGACAAGTATTTTTGATGGAATATCTAAAGCAGCTGCCGCAGTCTGTAAGTTAACGTTATATGTTGGTGTCGGGTCAGCAACTGGACTAACCAACGGGGTAGCCGTTGCACCCTGAGTAACTAAAGTGACATCATTACCCCTGTTAACCTCTCTTGTAGCTTCATTGAATTTCTCTTGAAGCTCATTAACACTTACGCCATACATCGCGGCTAAGTTGTTAAAGTCGATAGCTTCGGCAAAGTTAATATTTAACTGTCTAGCAGCATTTTTGAGGAATGATTCTCCAGAACCGCCCTCGACTTTTTCAAGGCTTACAAATGCGTTGTAGGCTGGTTCAAGGAAGCCAATGGCATCAATGGAATAATCGCCAAGAATGAAAACGCGATCAGGATGAATATTGATGTTTCTAGTGCCGCCATTCGGTAATGACTCGGTGTATTGCCACATCTTGGGTTGACCGTAGTCAGGCGAATTAATATCTGTCACCCAATCAGTAGGCTTGATAGCACTAGCCCATGCGGGAGTAACCTTTTTAAGTAACTTTGAAGATTTAACTTGCTCGTGCCATTTTCCGTCATCATTAATGTGAAGTATCAGCCCTGCATATCTGCCAACTAATCGACGTTGGTCTGCTTCTTTAAATTCTCGCCATATACGCTTAGTTACTTGCTTCTTAAATTTACTTTCCCACGAGGTTTCTTCCTTAGATTTATCTGCTTTATCCCCTTCGATAACTTGAGGTGACGTTTTCCAGCAAGTTCCAGTAAGTTTTGTTACCCCGCCGTATGCGATGCCTCCACGTCTAAACAGGTTATATAAATCACTGAATGTCAGAGTTTGTTTAAATCCGTACTCGCACCACGCTGATTCGCGCTTGGCGTCAATCCCCATAGTCGGATTAACCAATGCCATACGAGCACGAGATATCGCGTCATTCATCGCATGATTGACGGCTAATTGTAATTTGTCGGTCATGTATTACCTCAGTAACCGTTTGGGGATCATCATTCCGATTGATACTGGCTCACTCAGCTCAGTCAATGCATAAACTGTGGCGTCCATTCTGTCGGGTGACTTCTTAGCTGTTTGCGGTACGTATTCCATCATCTGGTTTTCCAGTGTGAATAAGTTTCCTCTGTGTCCAACTCTACCCTGTGCATATAAGGCTGATATTGGCTCAGCTCTGGCAAACTTACCTTTACTGGCGTGGATGCGAATAATGCGACCTTTGAAACCTGCATTCTTCAGGGTATCTTCAGCCATATCGCCACCTTGGTTGGTTTCAATAACTATTGCGTCAGCCTTATGATGCTCATAGGCCCATATCGCTTTTGTCGCCCAACCATTCGGGGAGTATTTACCGCTATAATCACCATCGACTGTGAATTGTCGCTTGTCACCACCACCGTATGCGCTGGCCACTGCAATTCCGCTTTCGTCACTCTCGTCTGAGTTTGTCGCTTGCGGGTCAATGGCTACTACCGTTCGAGCTAATGGCTCTGTGATATTCAGCTCACGAGCCGCATTTATCATTTGCTCATTCCACAGTGCGCCTTCCTCATTAAATCTGCGAGGTCGCTGCATGTACTGCGCTTCGAATGTTCTACGGTGCGACTCTAAAGCCGTTCTGTGTGATTCATTGTGCTTGAATTCCCACAACCAGCCATCATCGAGGCCATGCTCAATAGGTATGGCGTGAGTGTTTTCAGGGAATAACTCTTGATACGATTGTGAATTATCAATGACTACGGGTAAGTAAAGGTGATGCCACTTCTCACCAGAGCCACCGCGCAACAGGTAGCCGCTCAAATCGTGGTAATGAATGCGCTGCATAATCACAATCATCGGCGTAGTTTCGATAGCTAATCGTGATTTGATTGTTTCGTTAAAGCGATTATTTACACCGTCACGAACAGTCTCACTGTAAGCATCATCTGGCTTAACTGGGTCATCAATAACCAATGCGCCTTGCCAGCCTGACTCCATGTGACCCGCTCGAAAACCTGTTACCTGACCTGCGGCTGATGAAGCATACACACCGCCGCCAAACTCATTCCACCACATGGCCTTACTATCAGCGTCATCCCGTAAAGTCATTGGCCACATGGATTGAAACGCCTGTGACTTAACCATACTGCGAGTTGTCGATGAGTTAAGTAATGCCAAGTTATGTGAGTATGAGAGGTGCATGAAACGTGCGCGGTTATTTATCGCCATCCCTCGCCCCATCATGTTGATAGTTGCAAGTTCTGTTTTTGTGTAGCCAGGAGGAACATTGATTATTAACCGTGTAATTTCACCACTAATAACTCTATCAAGCGCATCCTGTATTGCATGATGATGAGGTGCGACAATCATCTTACCGCCAGTGCGTTGCTTAAAGAAGTATCGAGAGAAGTATAGCCCGTCAGTCTCACACATCTTTGCTCTAATCAGGTCATCAGCAATCGTCATTTTCCATCACCCTTTTAATATCGTCAGGTGACATTGAAACAACCTGAACAGCGCCGCCATTCTTGCCTGTTAGTTCAACTATTTGCTTATCCAGCCCAGTGAGTTTGGCTTTACCCATTGTAGCCGCTACAGCTGCGGCAGATTGTGGAGTTTCGGCTGATAAGGCGGCCTTTCTAGCTTCTTCCAACTCCTTAAGCAAAGAGCTTACCGTGATGTCGTGTCTACTTTTCATCTCATCGCGAAGGGAGTCTATCCTCGCCCTAATCTCGCCCTGATTGCGTAGCTGGTACGCCTTATTGTGTACCGTCTCAGGCTTCATTTTATCAGCGCTATACGCCGACCGATAAGCCTCAGAAGCATCACCTGTTTCGACGTATGTCTGACAGAATTTCTCTTGCTTAACTGTCAGTGCCATATTCATATCCTCATAACAAATTAGAAAGCCCACCATGATGAGCTTTGTGATTGGTTATTCTGCTACTTCATCGTTGAATAACGTTTTCTTTGTTTCTTGTACTCGCTGATAGACGGAATCAACTTTCGTTAATGTATCAACGCTGCCGTTATCAAAGTTACCGTTGTTGCCATTCCACAGTTGGACAAATAACTCATATTCAAGTTGGTCGTCGTTGATGAGCTTAATTGCCTTTGCGGTTGCTGCGGTGTTATTGCCTGTTAGCTTAAGTAAGCCTAAGCGGATTTTCTCTTTTGCTGTTAGTTCAGTAGTCATGATTTACCTTATTATTTAACTGCTTATTTCTACTTCCTCACCTTCAAGAATGAGTTCTTTCTTGAAGCATAAATTCGCTAACCAATCTATACGCAAGATGGCAGCGATAATTAAAACTGACCTCATGAATGGACGAAGCGATATTTTGTATGTGATTGGTCCCTTCTTCATACGTCACCGCCGTTAGTGTTCTTGAAGTCTTCTAGCTCTTTTTTTGCGTATGCAAAACACATATAAGCCGTTAACCAGACAACCGCATAAACGATGCAGGTAAATATCCAACCAGAAAGAGCCATGCATACAACAGCGACTGAGCTAGTAACTTTACCCAGCCATCTTGTTGATGATTTTTTTGTTCCTTTTTCAAGATATTTAACCAGCACGTCTCGCTTTTCATCTTCGGCTTTTTGTAACCTATTCGCCGCTGATACCACTAGAGTGCTAACTAAAATAGCTAATACGCTAATTATCCAAGCCATTGCTATGCCGATATTGACTAATTGCTCGTAACCCCCGAACACCCCATAAGCCATACACCCTGCAAAGCTTAGGTTTAGTAAAACTGCAATAATTGTGTCTTTCATATTCCACCCAATAAAAAAGGCCGCTGAGCGACCTATTGAATTTGATTTGAGAATTCCATTTCCGCGAAGTCTTCAAGCAAGCCTGATATTTTCTGTATTGCCTCATCGGTTAGTTCTTCATTCATACACCAAGAAACTAGCACTGTCGGATCTGGTAGATATTCTCTTTTCAGCATATTGAAGAACAGCATACTTAATTCAAGGTCGCTTTTATAATCTTCCCGATAGTATGATGTTAAGAAGTTGGCCAACGACTCAACGCTAAACTTAATATCCCCTAGCGATGAACGAAAAACAGGCCGCTTATGCATGGCGACCTGTCTAATCAAAAATAACTCGCTGACGACCAGTGAAAAGATTTCTACTTGCTTACTGTAATCTTGCTGCATGCCGCTCTCCATGTGCTGATGGATAAAGCAGTTGCATTTGCCCCTTAACATCAAAGGCAGCCATACATCGAGCATCAAAGTCTTTGTAATCAACAGAACTATTAGCAATATTTGTTACTGCCACCATTTGCTGTTCTACCGCATGCAAGGCATCACCTTTCAGGTACTGATGGATTTTATCTCTATTGCCCTTATTTTCTTTGACAGATTCATAGACATAATCAGGCAATGAAACGCCATAAACCCATTTAGCTGTGATACCAGCGAACAATAATGGACAACCGCCAACATGACCAAAATAAGGAGTCCCTGACATCTTTGATAGCGCTCTGTAATAGGGTTCTTGAAATCGCTTTTCCCATTCAGTGGCCTCTTTATATGTTAGTAACCCAATAACCTGATCTTCGGTCAATGTCATACTCTGTGACATCAACATGTTTTTAATGTGCCGGTCACAAGCGCGAGCAAATTTAGGGGATAACCATCTTGCGAACTCAATTACTAATTCAGGATGGATCCAAGTACCGCCATGTCGTCCTTTTTCTACTCGAACTAAAAGGGGAGAAATCTCCTCTTTAGAATTATACGCTTCAATATCAAGCTCTTTGCCTACCTCATAGATATACTCTTTAGTTGATGAAACCCTTAACCAGTCTTTGGTTAGTTTTCCAAAGTGCCTAGCTGCTGCTGTAGCATTAACCCAACAATCGCCATTAAACGGGATCAGAGTTTCGTCATACTTCATAGGTACGATTTTAATCATTACGTTTCTTCCTATAGAAAGTGAACCTGTTAGCACAGAAAAGCCGCCCCAAGAGAGCTCGCCAGCTATAACGGCAGTTCTCAGGATCACTTTCTGTAGGCTCTTGGTGTTTTAGATGTGCGTGCTATGCACAGGATGAAATGCGTACTACTGATTACAAAACTTGAATAAATGTAACTTTCTTTTAACTTTACTTTCGTAACGTAACATTAAGAGTGGTATGGTCATTACATCGCTAAGTTATTAACTTCATATATATTCCTACACTTTTAAGCCTCAACACCAGGGGCTATTTTTTTGCCATTAAAAAGCCCCGCTATTTTGCGAGGCTCATATTTGTAATATCCGTTTGAGATTACTACCTTTTTAAGGTTGTGGTCATTCACGATTAACGTATAGTTGCGTTACATTCATGAACTACTATTCTCGCTTCGCCCCGATATCTGGGGCATTTCTTTGTTGTTCAATTTCCCGTATTGCTTTCTTGCAACAGGTGCTCGGCTAGTTTTAATGAAAAATAATGTGCGTATTTACTACCCTCAGCGTCATATTTATATTCAAATGGTTCACTCTCTTTCATGAATGATTCTATTTTTGAAGCAAGCACCTCTTTATCTTCATTCATCGTAAACACTCCGTTCTAATGTAATCCTGCAAATACAAAGTTTGTTCTTCGTTCTCAACTATCATTTCTCTGAGACGCCAATAATCTTGTTCAACTGCTTCACTAAGTCGTGCGGAACCTTCATTGCTTCCGCTTTCGGAGATATTCGCTTCGGGCTTTGGACAATTGGCGTTGACGTACACGCGCTTAGTGCCATTGCTAACATCATTACGAAGCTTATCAATTTCAGCTTTTGCATTTGTGAGTTCCGTTGTGTGTTTTGTGTCGAGTTCGTGAAGTGAGTTAATGCGCTTTTCGTAATCTTGGGTGATGGCTACTTGCTCGCTGAATTTATCCTTCAGTGTTGAGTAATTACCTTTCAGGTCGCCATAACTACCCATTACCCACCAAAGCCAGAAAGCTAGAATAGCGCAAGCACCACCCAAGACTTTAGTTAGCGTTGTCATGCTGGAATCTCAACATGAGGCGCATCAATGAATTTAGTTTCAATTGGTAGTGATGGGTCATTCTTCCAGTTGATACCGAAGCGCAATTTAACGCCCAACTCATCAGCAGCTTGCTTAACAGCATTCAGTAGCGGTTTAAACTCATCAATCTGCCATTTGGTATTCACTGGAATAATGTCTACTGCATGACCTGTTAAGTGGCGACTGTGCATTGTCTGTGATTTCTTTTCTTCTACCAGTTGCTTTTGTCGCTCTTGAGTTCGTAGACCTTCAATGACAATGAAATCAACAGGTGTTATTTCCAGTGTGCGACGAATGACTTTCACTAAGTCAGGATTGACGTCTTTAAGGTTATTTTCGCTTCGCTGACTGAATTTGAAGTTGCTCATTTTTCACCTTCTTGAATACCTGCATGATGTTGCCTTTAGCCGCGAAAACCAAAACGCAGATGAACACATCACCGAGTAAGTTAGATAAGCTCGTATCGAAATCATTAGGCTTTATTAATTGGTAGCTTTGCCAGATACAAAGCCAAATAAGCACCATGCCGATAAATGAATCTCTGTGGCGAGCGTAATTACATAGAAACACACGAATGGCCATGAGAATTAACACGACGACATTCGTATAGTTGATAATCTCTTGATAACTCATTTTTTGCCCCTCCACTTTTCAGTTAAGGTGCTCATCAATACGGAGAAATTATTCTCAATGAGTCTTGGTAGCCATCTAATGGCCTTAGTTAGTGTTTCGCTACTTGCGATAATGAGAAGCAATGAAATGAATAACGCTGAAACCAGAATGGCAGTTAATGTTTTACCTATCTCATAACCCGTCTCAGCTACAATTATTCGCTCTACTGATTCAGAGATAAGAACACCAGTTAAAAACGATAAGATAAATAACAGAACCTTTTTCTTGTTGTTATCTTTTGATGCTATGACCGCAACAGTTGCACCAATAATCGCACCTGTAATTACTCCGTAGTCAAAGCTTCCTGTCATTAATCCGATTGCACCACCGCCTGCCGCGCCGACGATAGCACCAGCTGCGGTACTTGGCATATATAACACCTGTGTTTTAGTTAATAGATAGCCGCGCACAATCTCTATGCGTCAATTAAGTGTGTGTGATTAGAATTCTGTGGCGGCGTATACGAAAAAAGCCGCACTAGGCGACTTATTGAATGTGAACTATCCGGAAATTCCGGGGAGTTGGAAAGCAAAAAGCCCCACCGAAGTGAGGCTCTAATCGGAACTTCTCAGCCCGTAATCAGCGGATAATTTCTTACCCTCTTTTACCTTGTTACCTGCTCTTTGCTTTCACGACCGAGCATAACATAAACAGTATACTATTTAGGCGCAGAATGCAATAGATTTCTCCTATTAATAAATTACATAGAAAATAATGCTACTTGATATCACTAACCATAGGATGAATAGCATCTTCAATCATCGCACAAGCCCATCTAACTCGGCGTTTAGCAGAGTCTAGGTCTATACCTGTTTTCCTCGATAGCTCCTCTAGAATGTTTTGCGGGCTTTTGCATTGCTTATAGCGTTTAATAACTACATCACGAAGCGGGTTGCTCGTTGGTAAAATTTCGTTAATACACTTTTCAACAAATTCGGCGTCATCTTTTTCTTTGGCGAGGCGAAGTGCGCCGAGTGTTGATTTGTTTGGTGCAATAATTTCTTTTACCTTTTCGATTAGCTCATTGCCTGTGTATCCCATCTTTCTACAGTTATCGAAAGTGGCACGAATCAAAGTGGCTGAGCCATCATCCCATTCATCCCTTGTCATTAGTCGACCAATAACATTTATATTTAGGCCATCTGGAGAATCGTCTCCTTGGTAGTTTCTTCCCCACATGGTGAGCATATATCTAGTCCATGGTCTTTCTGATGGGCTTAGTTTTGGAAGTGTTCCGAAAAGCTTTTTCCTCATTTCCTTTTCAGTTCTGAAGTAAGCTATTTGTTCAAATGAAGCCTTTCTCATTTAGCCCCCTTCGTATGTTTATACTTAGTCATCAGTCGACCATTTATAATCGCGTGGTCAAAACTAAATACATCACCAGAATATTTCTTGACTGTTGCCCTATTGCAATTGAGTCGCCTTGCGACTTCACTCATATTCCCGTGCGTCTTGACAAGCAACGCTGGAATGGTTGTTATTTCAGTCTGCATCACCTATCTCCCATATAGTGATATCCAAAGAACCGCCCTTAACTTTCTCCCCGCGCTTTATTCGAAAATCATCTATCTGTTCGTCGTCGTCCCAAAAATTGGCGTGAGTAAGCGAATCGAAAACAGCTTTAGGCAAGTTATCGAGGTCTCTTTTGCGTTTATCAGGGGGATTTGCAGTGATGACTATTTTGATGCGGGAAGTGGTTTTAATATCTAGGTTTTTCTGTTCTATGTAATCTATGACTTGCTCTCGGTAGGTTTCGCCTTTTTTTGATATATAGTGACGTCCTCTACAGTGTCGCCAGTAGGTATTATTGCTCGGTGGCCACGGTAATTTGAGGTGATATTCATTCATGCCTTAATCTTCCCCTCGCTTTGCAATATAGCCTGAGTTCGAATAACTCCCTCTAGGTGACATTGCTTTGCGTATTCAGCGTCCGTGATTCGCGTTCTGCGGTCGATTTCGTCATGGCAAGCACTACATGCCCACGCTATAAATAAATCGCTAGGCTTGCATCCTGTGCCACATAATCCAGCCATTCGATAATGAGCACCTACCACAGTTTCAGAATTTCCATTACATACATTTGGTATTCTGACTTGGCACTCTCTGCCTTTTGCTTCTTTGCGTAAGTTAGCCATATTTAACAGCCTCCACAAAAATACAAACAGCGGTAACTATTAGGCCAACAATGAGACCAAAGAATAATTGCTTCTTCATGCCCTTACCCCGCTCAATAAAGAATCCATGCGTTTTAGGAATGCGCTACCCATGCCTTGCACATTGGCTTTTTCGACATAGACCATTCCACGGCCTACTATTTCATCGTCTATTTTTTTAGGTTCTGGCTTGAAAACCTCAGTAAATTCACGTTTAACAATCTGCACAGCATCAGGTGATATTTTGTATTTCAATGTACCTTTGCTTTTCCCTACAACCGACACAGCCGCAAATTTACGCATTAGGCTGATAATGTAACTTGCCGTTGAGTAAGGAATTCCTGTTATGTTTTGCGCTTGCTTTGTTGTGAAATATTCAAGCTCTCTAACCGCTTTGATTATTTCAATCGCATTCTTACCTTGCTGAGTCATAACTTCTCCTTGTTTAGATTGTGACGATTGATTAACTCCCTGCGTGATTCGTTCAGATAATCAATTACTCTGTGTAATTCATCTAAACGTTCATCTAATTGCTTCAGTTTTTCTTCAGGCGTCACTTTCTCGCCCTCCGCTTCTTGGCTGCTCGGTTTATCTTTGCGTGACCTGTGATGCGCTTGGTTGGTGTTGGGTAGCTGTAAGCATGACGCTCATCTTCCATAACCCACGGGATAAATGGCTCAGGCTTTGAAGCTATCGATAAACCTAACTTAGCGCATAACCCTGCTATCGCTATTTGTAATCTATTCATCTCTCTTGCTGCTCCTTGAGTTTCTGTTTGTCACCGATGCGTTGCGCCCACTCCAGCTCTCTCTTTGCGTCATCAGTAAACTTGACGCCATTTTGTGAACCGAACCAGTGAGCGCATTCGATAACATCTACTATTTGTCGCACTCGCATTTTGCTAGTACGTTCACCGAAGTAGACAATACCGCCACCGAGCCCGACAGCCGACCGCTGAGCGCCGCCATTGACTTGTTTATTCAAGACAGTGATTAAGTCTTTCCAATCCTCTTTGTCGTACCGCTGGCCATGCCACATAACCTGCTCAGACAAATCAGTAAGAGTTGCCCACATGCGGTCATTTTGTGCTTTGGTTCGTTTAGGTTCGGAGAGTTTAACTTCGTAAGGCTTGGCTGAATCTATCGGTAGGTTTTGTATTGCTTCGATGGCGTTCTGTCTGATACTTTTACTACTGAGATAGTATGTCTTGAGTGACATTTAACCTCCTATTGACGATAAATCATAACGACTAAGCCGCCTTTAGTTGCAACCTTGATTGTTTGGTTATCTTTGATTTCACCCAGTTCAAACGCATCGTACAATTCATCAATTGCCGCTTGCTTTCGTTCCTTTGATTTGCGTTTAAACAGCTTGCTGAAAATCAAACTTACGAACCAGCAAAACGCCTGTGTAACAATCCACACGTAACCCATCATTGATAACGCGCCTACTATCCATTTGTATGTTTCATCACTCACTGTTAGCTCTCCTGTTAAACCGCTTCGCTGAATAATCACGGTCAATTTGCATTAACTCTTCTGCTGTCATGTCATCAGAATTATCAGGGTAAATATCGTTATTGTGAGTAAAGGAAAAGTCAGCACCACAATCCGCATTAGTACACTGGATATGGTCACAAAGATGATTATCTTCTGGGTCTGGCTCATTCTCGCCGCACCATTTAACTCTACTGCCACACAAAGGGCACTTTTTTAACTCATTCATCATTAGCTCTCCTGTTCCATGCTTGCTTAGCTTCTTCGGCATCTTCATATCCGAACTTATTTGATGGACAAATAGTGTTAGAGCAGATGACTAAGTGACCTAAGTCCTCGAAGTAGTAGTATTCACCGCGCCCACCGCAAAACGGGCATTTCTTGAGCTCGGTCATAACAACGGCTCCCGTAATCCTGTTTTCACATATTTGATATCGTAGGCGATGTAAATTTCCCGCTCATGATAATCGTGACCGTAGTAGTTCCCGCCAGACCATTCGCGTTCATCTTGGTCATTCAGTATGAAATCCCATTGCTCATCATTGAGAAGTACAAGCCTGTCAACGTTGGCGTCGAATACCTGTTGCTTAATCATTCGTGCAAGTGGTGATTCCATCATTCACCCTCTGGCATTGGTGGGAGTGCTAACCAGTAACTGATGCTCTCATGGCTATAGCTGTAATTATCACCTTGAAAATAACGTGTATTGTCGTCATAACACGCTACATCAAACGCTACCCCTCCCACACAAACAACGCACCACTGACCATCTTCTGGTAATTCGTTTGCTGTCTTAACCCAATTAGTTCCCTGCATTAGATGCCTCCCTCTGTTAACGTTGTTCCTTTCATCACTCAACCCTCTAATTAATATTGATATCCTTAGTGCAAAACTTAAATATCCACCTGATTAGGCATGTCATCACTAACGCCTGAATAATCACTATTGGTAATGCTCTTAGATAAACATGAAGATTAAACTCACCTAATTTATCTATCGCGATTAAAATCGATACCGAACACCAAGCAATGAGTTGAAATAGAAATGTAAGAATGTTGCTACTAAATACCCTGACGAGTGCCTTCTGATGCCATTTCATCACTCAACACCTCGCTTAATTGCCCGCCATAAACTCACGCTTACTAACTCGCATGTATGCTTTTCCTCTTGGAAAACACCTGTTCATTTGCCTAATCAATCGCGTTGCTTTTCTTTTGATTGGGTGTTCTGCGGTGTCTACCAGTGGATGGTTTACCCATTGCTGGCTGTCAATTAGCAACTCATAATTTTTGTAGCAGTTATCTAAATCTGAATATGGGTAATCCTTGTGAAATAATATGCTCATCTAGAAGTCCTTATGATTTGGTGTGTTACTTAACTTGACTGCGGTAACTTTCCCATCCGAAATTAATCGTTGTCGGGCTGCCCATTCTTAAACGGTCAATAACTCGCTCACCCAGCACCTTTGAAAGCTCTGCGAATGCAAGGTTAGTCAGCACTCCAACTGGCTTTTTGTTTGCTAATCGACGGTCTACAACTTGGAAGATAATCAAATCCTCGTTGAGGTTTCCACGCTGGACACCAACGTCATCAAGCACCAGTAAGTCAACCTCGCACAGGTCATCGATTAATTTCGATTCTGAGGTCTTAGCGTCCTTCTGGTAGGTTTCTCGCACTCGCATCATCAGGTCTGGCAGTGTAGCGATTAGGATGCTTTTGCCATGCTGTATTAGGTGATTTCCGATTGCTGCTGCTAAGTGATTCTTTCCGGTTCCTGCATTGCCGCTAAAGATAAATCCACCAAAGTTTTTGCCAAAGTTCTCTGCATAGTTTTTGGCTTTGCGTAATGCGGTTTGCTGCTCAGGTGTGGTGGTGTGATAGTTCTCGAATGTGCAATCTAGGTGAAGCGGGTTAATTCCAGATCGACCCATGATTTTATTCAGTCGGGTAACACGATTTGCATCGGTGATCCGCTTTGAATCAATTTCGCCCTGCTCTCGTTGCCATGCCATGAGTTCTTCAGGTGTTTCAAACTTTGGCTTGATGTGTTCCGGCATCAGTTTTCTAAACCGAGCCAGTGCTTGCATTCCTGTGCTCATCAGAAGTTCTCCGGTATGAATTCTTGGGTTCTGCTAGGCGGCATAACTCGCTTAGATGGCGTCCAAGCTGGCTTAGCGTTTTTGTTCTGGTAATTCAATTTCTGACTAGCTGTGATAAACCAGTTTTTAGGCTTATCAGCTCTAAACTCAATATCCAGTCGTCTCAACTCGTGTTCGAGGTCGATGTTTGAATACAGGTTTTGCCATTCAGTAAAATCCTTTTGGTTTAATCTGATTACCTCACCTTCGAATGCATACCTTGATTTAGCTGTCACAGCCACAGGCTGGGTGTTATCTTTAGGTTCATTGACTGGTTCAAAAGAGTGACTGGTTCTGGGTGCAGATTTTTCACTAGGGGGTGGTGCAGATATTTCACTAGGTTGGTGAAACTGTTTCACTACCTCTGGTGCAGATTTTTCACTAGGGGGTGAAATTTTTGCACCATCTAAATTAAGAATATAAACATTAGATGAATTACCTTTTTCACCACTTCTGTAAACCTTTCTGACCAATCCCTGTTCACACAAGGCATCGATGTGATTAATAACGCTTCGTCTACTTATTTCGCACTGATCAGCCACATGTTGATATGATGGGAAGCACTCTCCTTTGTCATTGGCATTATCAGCTAGCTTTATCAGAACAAGCTTTCTTGATGGGTTACCAACTTTTAACTGCATGGCTTTCGCCATTAATATCATGCTCACGCTGCCTCCAATTGCTCCATTGCCAGTAATCCAGCGATCCACTGAATTCCTTTAGGCGTGAATTTAACTTGTGTATAAGCGTGACCGTTTACTTGATTCTCACCTGTTTTTACATCAAATCTACCTGCTTCAAGGTGCTCTGAGTAAGGTGTTAATTTCCCAGCCAACTTATACATAATTCGTTTTGAGATTAAAAAATCTCTAAATAAGTTCTCTTTCACTTTTAACAGCTTGCTTGTCTCTCTAAATCCAAGTAAGCCAGTAGCTTGAACGTAGCGATCAACAAACTCAGCTTTAGGCGCTGCGATTGCTAATTGCTGCTCAACGATTTGTTTCTGTTCTGCTAGGTCTGCCGCCAGACGTAAAGCTTCTGGCAGCGTTTGAGGGATGAGAGGTTTTTGAGATTCAAGTTCTTGCCAGCGTTTAATAATCGCCATTCTTAACTTGATGCTGTAGCCAGAAATCAAACATAGACATTCTTCTTTGTTGAGTAGAAGCATTTGCTGTGTTCGATTTTTAGTGTCTGTGTAATCTCCTAACTTTTCAGGAGATTGAATTTCAACCAACATCTTGCGAATATCAGCCATTACATTATCGTGTCTCTTTCCTGTTAGGTCTGAAATCTCACGACTGCTCATGGTCACTTCGCCGTTGTATATGTTTACTAAAGTAGTTATTTGATTCATAATTACCTCATTGATTGTTGTTTAAATAAGTTTCATCTGAGCCTCATCGGTTGCCGCCTTTGAGGTTTTTCTTTTTAGCTTCCCTTTCCCTTCTAGAACCTGAATTAATCGCTCTGCATAGTCACCTTTAATCACTATGCTTCTAGACCTCTCAGGCATTGATACAGCTTCAGTAGGTAAGCCATAACGAGCTATAGCCTTACAAGCCAAGCTGAATATGCGACTCTTCTCTCTACTAGCTGAACTCGGGTGAATACCCATTGCTTTAGCGAACCCGTCATTTCCATCTTTAAACATCATTTGAAAGAAATAGGTTTCGAGTGTTTCTGGTTTACATGTGATTTTGATATTTTTTGCGTAGTCCATTTGTTAAATTCCTTTTGACGTAGTTAGTCCGTTGCTCACGATCCTGTGAGTTAAGTTTTGTATTGATACCCTTTTTCAGGGTTGAGGATTTAAAGAGCGAGGTAGTTGTTAGGCAACTCTGTTATAAAACTCTGGTTGGTATTTAAGTTTACCGTTCGTGATGCGACTTAATTTTAAAGCCACACGTTCTGGTATTACTTCTTTCCATTGTGATACAGCAGAATCAGTTACATTTAATTTTTCAGCGATAGCGCGCTGAGATCCGAAAAACTTAATTGCTTCATCTTTGAGCATAATTATAACCTCCATTTAAGACATCTTAAATTATGTATTTTTAGGACTCTTAAGTCAAGAAGATTTAAGATAACTTAATTATGAATATTTCAAACATTGGCGACCGCATTAAATTGCGAAGAAAAGAGTTAAAACTCAAACAGGCTGATCTAGCTAAAAAGATTGGCGTTACTGGCTCGGCTATCTCTCAATGGGAAAGCGGAGTTACAGAGCCAGATGGCGGTAATCTAATAGCATTAGCAAGCTCATTAGGCTGCACCCCTGAGTATCTTTTAAGCGGCAAGGAAAGCGCTGGAGATAATGTAGGGTTCTCTAAATTTCATCACGCTAGAGGTGAATATCCGTTAATAAGTTGGGTTAGCGCTGGTAATTGGAGTGAGGCATTGGAGCCTTATCATAGAAAATCCATTGATGATTGGTACGAAACAACTGTTAGTTGCTCAGAAGAGTCTTTTTGGCTTGATGTTATTGGTGACTCCATGACCTCGCCTTCCGGCTTAAGTATCCCCGAGGGCATGGTGATACTTGTAGACCCTAATATTGAACCCATCAACGGTAAACTTGTTGTGGCGAAGCTGAATGACGAAGCAACATTTAAACAATACATTGCTGATGCAGGCTCTATTTATCTGAAGCCCCTCAATCCGCAATACCGAATGATTCCTATTAATGGCAACTGTAAAATTATCGGCGTTGTCGTTGATGCCAGAATAAAGAAACTTCCATAATCCACCTACAGCCCTTCATGCGAGGGCTTTTCTTTACCATCACAAACTCAATCAAACTCCAAATCCATCCCCAAGAAAGTTTTCTTAAATAAATTAATTTAAGTTTTCTAAAATTAATGTTGACTTAAAACTTAAGATGTCTTAAATTTAACTCATCGAAGGCAAGGAGCCATAGATAAACAGGATGTTAGCTCTTTAAGCAGATAGCGCTGTAAAAGCGCAAACCAAAGACAGTATGTTTTGGGATTGGTGAACGCTAAGGCTGATTAGCAATATAGGAATCGGCAATAACTAAGTAAGTCGCGTGTCGCATGACGTAACACCGAAAGTAGGAGATCAGCACCTACCACCAATCACCAAAGCAAACTGAAAGGGGAAAACTATGTGTAACTTTCACGGCTACAACAACGCCAGAGCACGCAGAATGGAACGCAGAAAAGCATTGCAGGAAGCGCACGCATTAACTGAAAGCTTAAAAGCAGCAATACATGGCGAACCAGCAAAAGAAGAAAAACGCCCTACTTTATCACTAACACGAAAACCAATTAGCCGAGTTGAAAAAGCAATTTCAATTCGCAGCACTAAAGTTTATGACTCAGCAGATAACACCTGCTTACCAAATTCAAGTATTTACTCAGCTAAATATAGAAAATCTGGTACGCTGTTGGAATCTGGAGAAGTAACTGCGAGAGCTTAATATAGTGGAAACGCCAATGAGAATTGAATGCCCTGTATGTAAAAGGCTTTTCAACCCGATGAATCCTAAATATCACATTGATAAGTACCACGCGAATGCAAGTGATAGCGAGCTGATAAGAATTAGAGACGCTAAGCGTAAGGTTCTAGGTAGCGAAAAGCCAGTAAAGAACAAGCATTACCTGCTAAAAAGCATAAATAAACACAACGGTTCGCCACCAATGCAAGGCGGATTACCCTCACTAGGGAAGAAAAGATAAACCTCGCAAATGCGGGGTTTTTTATTACCTAAATTTAGATGGGTGGGATATGAAAACGAAAGTTACCTGTCCGTTGTGTCTAAGGACATTTGACCCGCGATTACCAGTTATGCACATCAGCAAGTATCACAAAGATGCTACTGATGCTCAGTTAGCGAAGATCAGAAACGCTCGCAGGAATGCGACACACGCAAGCAACCACGGCTACGCAAGCCGGTTATGAGTGATGGAAGCATCACGGCGAGATAGGAGGATAATATGGTTCAGCCAGAAAGAGTTCAAATTATGTATAGAACAGCGGATCAAGTCTCGCGCGTAAAAAATGAGTTGGCTGGCTCTTTTATGTATTTCGCAAGAGCTGAAGATGCGATGGAAACTGGTTTGTTTTGCCAGAAATTGGTTGTTCCATTCTGGGGTGATGAGGATAAGTTTGACTTCCTTGATAAAAGATTTGAAGTGAAAAGTCGAAGTAATCTATCACCAACAGAGCAGAGTTTACTTTTTGATAGTTAACTAATTACAGTTCATCAAGGTGGGCTGTGGTGAGATAGCTTTTTTGACAGCACGACAATAAGCCAAAGGCAATAAATCGGTCTCGCCATAGATGTAAGTACCGTTTGAATCGGAGGATTTATGTAACAAGAAAATCGGATAGACCGCAGCCGCATATCGGCAAAGGTTAGGTAGTGACTAACCCCTGAGTAGCATGATCGCTAGCCTGTGTAGCGACGGGTCAAGGTTCCTATATTACAAATAGCTCTGGTAAAGCAGCGTACAAGCCAAATACGCACCAGTTATTAGCGGCGATTGAGCGGCATGAACTCAAGGGCATGAGCGCGTCCACTGCGAGAGTGTGGATTATCAATAGGTTGGTGAGTTGATTAATAGATAGGAGATAGAGATGGATTACAGTAAATGTAATTTTGTTTCAGCTTTGCAAATTTCGCATAGTTCAAGATATAAGCCACAAATAAGGGTTAATGTGAAAACAGGGAATGTCTCGATAAGCCGACACGTCAACGAAGGGCTTCCGTTTGTTTTGATATGGGTAGATGAGAATAAAAAAGCAATACGCTTAAAAATGTCAGAAACCGAGGGTGTTAGGGTTCATTACGATGTAAAGACCTGCCTTTTCCATCTTACCAATAGAGTTCACGAGTTGATTTTAGATGGATTCGATTCCGCTAAGTCGAAAGTAATAGTCTTAGAAAAAGGCGATGACGGTGCGTGGTATGGCAGGTTCTAGCATCGTGTTTAGTTAATAACGGAGGGAGTATGACAGATAAAACAGGTGGAGCGGCTTTTCCAATTCCAGCAACAGAGTTACATGGCACTGATACAGGTATGACATTGCGTGATTATTTCGCTGCTAAATGCATGCAAGGAGATTGGGCAACAGAGCGCATGGATAGCGGATATTGGTCACAGGATAACATTGACGCTATTTTCAAGGATAAAGCTGAAACTTACTACCGCATGGCAGATGCAATGTTAAAGGCTAGGGGGTGATATGGAATTTAAGCATAGTCCAGCGCCGTGGATGGCTACAAAAAGAGAGTTTTTCATAGAGTTATATGATGACAACGGAAGCTATGTTGGATTGACTAACTCTACAGCCAACGCCCATCTAATCGCAGCAGCACCAGAGTTATTAGAGGCTTTGATTGAGCTAACTGAAAGCGCCAAAGAGGCTATTGATGGTCTAGGTGATTTATCGGACGCAATAGACACAGCCAAAGCAGCAATCGCAAAAGCCCTCGGTCAGCAGTAACCCACCGCACCAACACCAGGACCTAAATAACAATCGCTATCAATCGATAAGTGAGGGATTTCTCATGCCAAAAATTAACGAATTAAAACGTCAGGAACTCAGCTATCGACTGAATAGCGATAGCTTCAAGGATGAAGTTAAAAGCAAAATTAAGTGGGACTGGATAGCTTTTATTATCTCCTTAATTGCTTTCATGGCTCTGATACCGAGGTGGATATGACATTGCACATAAATACAAAAGGTTATTACCCATCAATAACGTTTGATAAAGACTTCAGGTTATCAATTGAAAATCATGAAGTGCAAAAAATAGAGGGAGACACGGACGCTCTCTTTACTGCAATGGATGCACCGATTGAGGAGATAGTGGATTTCCTCTTAAAGCATGAATGGACTGATGCGCTTATGGAAGAGTACATCACCAGAGGGAAAGGAAGCCTAATATTTTCGGCAGTGGCCAAGTTAAGTAAGGACGCAGCATGAGAATTTCAGAGTATGAAAACTTCGCCACTATTCCAGACCGTGAGCACTTAGCAAATCAGGATGATGGGCTAACTAATGAAATGGCTCAGCGGTTTTATGATGCGGTCATGGATGAAACTCCGCATCTAATACAAAAACTTAATGAATCTGAACTTAATGGCATTTGGAATGGATTATTTAAAGCCGCTAAGTCTGAAAACTTACTGAGATAATCAAAGGGAAAAATATGAGTAACTCACTAGTTTCAATGGCTGGCTCACTTGCCAAAAAGTTAGAGCTGGCTATTGATGAGAAAGACCTAATTCAAACATTGAAATCCACGGCGTTTAAAGCCGAAGCAACAGACCAGCAGTTTCTATCACTTCTCATTGTCGCCAATCAATACAACTTAAACCCTTGGACTAAAGAAATTTATGCCTTCCCAGATAGAACAGGAATTGTTCCAGTTGTTGGTGTTGATGGTTGGTCACGCATTATTAATGAAAATAAAAATTTCGATGGTATGGAGTTCGTTATGGATGGCGACTCATGCACCTGCAAAATTTATCGCAAAGATAGAAACCACCCTACCTCAGTTACTGAGTATATGGATGAGTGTAATAGAAACACTCAACCTTGGAAGTCACACCCAAAACGGATGTTACGACATAAGGCAATGATTCAATGCGCTCGATTAGCTTTTGGTTTTGCAGGTATTTATGACCAAGACGAAGCCGAGAGAATTACTGAAAACACGCCAACTGGCGTTATTAACGGGCAAGAAAGCCACGAAAAAAGAGCTGAACTAATCGCTAAGTGCGAAGCGGCAGCAGCCAAAGGAATGGACGCATTTAAACAATTATGGATGGAGTTATCAGGGGATGAGCGAACCATTATCGGATCCGCTGAAAAGGAACGAATTAAAAACTCTATAGCCATCGATGCTGAATTTACCGAGGTGCCAAGTGGAGCAGAGAACTGACGAATGGTATGCGGCAAGACTAGGATGTGTTACCGCCAGTAACTTATCAAAAGTAATGGCAAAAGGAAGCGGAGCAACTCGTAGAAATTATATGGCTCAGCTAATTTGCGAAACGCTAACAGGACAAAAGGAAGAGTCCTTTAAATCAGCCAGTATGGAGCGTGGAAACGAGCTTGAGGCAGTTGCAAGGGAAATGTATTGCCTCAATGAGTTCGACGCCACAGTGACAGAAACAGGCTTTATCCCTCACCCATCTATCGAAGGATTCGGAGCTAGCCCTGATGGGTTAGTAGATGAAGATGGACTTATTGAAATCAAATGCCCTAACACTGCAACTCACCTAGAAACGCTTAGGACAGGAAAACCTAAGACTGAATATCTATTACAAATTCACGGGCAAATGATGTGCACTGGACGAAAATGGTGCGACTTTGTCAGCTACGACAATCGCCTCCCAGTAAACCTAGCCTATTTCAAAACACGGATTGTTTTTAATGACGAGTTAGCACAAGAAATCGAACAGGAAGTTCGTAAATTCTTAAATGAACTCAAGGAAGAAATAGAAAAGTTAACTAAATATGCGGAGGCTTCTTAATGGATAGCAAAGTCTGCGATTGGTGCGGCTCTACATTCGAAAGAGCAACTAGGCTAAGTGATAACCAATGGAATGATAGGAGATTTTGTTCCAAGAAGTGCTCAGGCTCAAAATTACGACTTAATTTCGATGAAATACAAAACCAATACAAATCAGGGCTATCTGCTACTGAAATCGCTAATTCAATAGGCTGCGCATCTATCACCATCATGAGATTGCTTAAATCAAATAATGTTGACGTAAGAACACGCCAAGAAATTGGAAAACTATCCCACTCAAAACCAGATGTAAAAATGAAGTTATCCATTGCGGCTATGGGGAGAAAATTACCTGAATCAGCCAAGGAAAAACTTAGAGACCGAGTTGGAGATAAAAACCACAATTGGGGCGGAGGGCTAACTATATCTAAAGGTGGGTATTTGGTGTTCACCAATAGTTCCGCCAATGGAATAAATCGAAATAAATATCTTCATGTAGTTATCTGCGAATACAAATATGGAAGAAAGATGAAAAAGGGAGAGCATGTTCATCATATTGATGGGAATAAGCTAAATAATCATCCAGATAACTTGCTAATACTGACCGCGTCAGAGCACGCGAAACTACACGCTAAGGAAAGAAATAATGCAAGACATGAATCAATGCAACTTCACGGGAAGAATCGGGAGTTTGGAGTTGAAATATACACCTAACGGAACAGCAATAATGCAATTTTCCCTAGCCGTTGGTGATTCAAAGAAAGGCGATAATGGTCAATGGACTGACCAAACAACATGGATTCGCTGTAAAGCATGGAAAGGAACGGCAGAATTCATGGATAGGAATACACAGAAAGGAACTCAAATTCGTATCACTGCCAGAGTTGAAGTTGAAGAGTGGGAAGATAAACAAACAGGACAAAAGAGAACGGCTACTATTTTTAATGTTCGTGAAGTACAGCCGCTATCAAACAGAAAAGATAGCAATAATCAGGCAGGAAGCCAGCAACCAGCGCGACAACCTCAGCAGCCACAGCAACAAGCGCCGCAGAATGAGCCACCGATGGATTGGGATGACCAAGAAATCCCATTCTGACCCTTCCCTGTGTGATTTAACCAAAGGATATATTTGCAAGGATGCAAACAGGAGATAGATATATGAATAATGAAAATTGTAGTTTTGAAGAATGGCACGATTTATTAATGCAAGTAGCAGCAGACCACGGCGGTAGCGCAGCAGAAGCAGACGCTTGGCGTGATTATTACGAAGCAGGAAAAACACCACTTGAAGCGTGGGTTGATGAATGGGGTGAGTATTAATCAGGGAAAGGATTAATTAACCCGCAGGGATGCAATGAAGAGGAATGAATATGAACGATTTTATATACCAAGGACAAATTATGAAATTTATCGTACCAGAGCCAGACCCTAAAAATATTTGCAACCTTTGTGGTGGCAATGTCGGCAAAGACAATTTAATTCAAGGTCAGGCAGCAAATATTTGCTTTGACTGCTCGGATTTAGCAAAGGAAATAGCAGATAAGGAACGCGAAAGATTATCGAAAAAAGAAATAGAACGCATAGTGGCTGTTATTTCTACTGATAAAGAAGGCTTAACTGATATTGGCATGTCTACTACTGCTCATGTATACGCTGAACGCTTATATAAAGCCGGATATAGAAAGGTGGAGTGATGGATAAATCAAGGCAGCAATTTGAAGAGTGGTTTAAAAAAGAATGTAATAAAAAAAGCTATAACGAAGATACGATATTACTGCTATATGGCGCGTTATTCGATGTATGGCAAGCATCACGCGAGAGTTTAATTAATAACTTGGAGCCTGTCGGTTATATGGAATCAAATGGCGTTGATTATATTAATAAGCATGGATTCACTCATATTAACGCTGAGAAATCAGGGTCAATAAACATTCCACTCTATAAAAAAGATTAAATAACCATGCAAATAATCGGATATGTATTACTCATGCTAATACAGGGTTCTGCTGTGCCTGTATCTGAGCAAATATACACACAGCAAGAATGCGAGAGTCGTGCTATGCAGATAATGCAGGTGCGGGATGTTGAGATAGTTTGTGGGGAGGTAATTCGTGGAAGGTGAATTTAAAGTTGGTGATAAAGTTACTCCAATAGTCGATGATTCTAGCTGGATTGCGCCGGATGAACCATGCGTGATTATAGGCATCGATACAACTTCTATCTGCATAGAAAACGAAGAAGGCTTTGTGGATTATTATCAACCTGATGAACTGGAGTTAATTAATGAATAAATACACCGAACTCTCTGACTTCGAGATTAATAAAAAGGTATTCATTCTTAATTGTAAGTATGATTGCATTCAGTATAAAGATATCAAACAGCGCACTGGAAGTTTAAAGTTATTTCAGCGCCAACTAAAATCCAGCATAAAATATGACAATGAAGAGACGTGGGAAGAAACAGAATGGATTGATTTCTTTAGCCCTGCAATGGCAATGAGCTTGGTAGAGACGAATAAAATTGCCATTAGCTATGTGGATGAAATTTGGCAATGTGGCTCTGGTTGGAATGTGGTAGAAGATAAAAAGCTAACTCGTGCAATATGCCTAGCATATTTATTAATGAAGGATGCAGAGAATGAGAATAACAACAACAGTTAAAAATAAAGATGATAGTGAGTTAATTGATTTCTGCAATACATGCCTAATTAGTTTCATTCCATCTAAAAATATAGATTGTGCATATGCATACAAAGACATGCAGGTATGGATAGTCAGAAAGAAAAACGGAAATATATCAGTTAAAGGTTATCGAACTTAATTAAATAGCATAGGTGGCCTATGACACCACAGGAGCATGAAAACGGATTGCGAGCAGTGGCAAGGAAATGCCACAAGGAACTGAAGAATTACGAAAAAATAACCAACGAAATATCAACCAAAACTCTACTCAAGCACCTACCCGAATTCACTAAATATTTACCATCCGATAAGAAACAAAAGTACACACCTAACATGTGGCTCAATCACTATGTTATGACGATAGATAAGGAGATTAATAGTGGATGACTCTCTTTATACAATAAAAGAATACGCATCGATGATCCGACTGTCATCTTCAACGGTATACCGAAACCCTGCAAGATATTACATGTTCAGGGTCGGTAGCTCATGGAGAGCAAACAAGGAAAGCCTAAAAAAGTTTGAACAGGCGCAGTTTAACGACAATAATGTCTATCGGCTGGCTTTGGTCGGTAGTAAGAGGAAAACCAAATGCCAATATACAAAAGAGGCAGCAAGTATTGGGTCGATGTATCCACCCCAACTGGCGAGAGAATTAGACGCTCTACTGGCACCTCAGACAAAATAAAAGCACAAGAATATCACGACAAACTAAAGCATGACCTGTGGCAGCAGGATAAGCTTGATAAGCAACCAGATCGGATATTTGAAGATGCAATCATTTTGGCTCTTAAGGATGCCAAGGGGCAAACAAGCTTTAAAACTAAGCAAGCTTACTCTAAGTATTTTATCGCTATTTTAGGTGGAAAAAAGCTCTCATCAATCACTAGTGATGATATAGCAAATGCAATTCCGGATTATAGCCCCATTACTAAGCGTAAGTTAACAAGTGCAACAAAGAATAGATATCGCTCATTTGTTTTAAGGGCTTTTTCATTGGCACACAAGATGGGGTGGTTAACCAAGTCATCCTATATACCACGGATGAAAGAGCCCACTGTTAGGGTTCGATGGTTAGAAAAGTGGGAAGCTGAACTACTACTGTCTAACATCAAAGTTAAGTGGATGAAGGATTTTGTTTCTATTGCTATTTTAACGGGTATGAGAAAAAGCGAGATATTATCGCTTAAATGGAAAAGTGTAGACCTAGTTAGAAGAGTTGCTCATGTAACTGCAGATAATGCAAAGTCAGGACGAGCTAGACCGGTTCCTCTAAATGATGTGGCCATTGAAATTCTAAATGGGATTGAAAAAGATGGTGACTATGTGTTTTCCAACGAAGGAAAGCGAAGGAGTAACTATTATCGTGAATGCTATTACCAGGCATTGGCTGATTCTGGCATAACTGATTTCACTTTTCACGACCTCAGACATACATGGGCAAGTTGGCACGCACAAAGTGGAACTCCACTGATGGTGTTAAAAGAAATGGGAGGATGGGAGACTTTAGAAATGGTTCAGAAATACGCACACTTTAGCGGTCAACATTTAACCAAATATAGTGAGCATGTCACAATCTCGACACAGTCGAAGAATGAAGCCAGTCAAAAGCCACATCTAACACTTTTAACTGGCTGA